TGGGGTAATTACAATCTTTACCAGCCTGCGATGGAGAAGGTTTTCTGCGACCCTGCTCTTCCAGTTCTCGGGAACTTCTACCTGTTGCTTTGGTGCGAGAAAGAAAGTTACCACACCTTGTGGCGAACCAAAAGGAATGCTCAAGCCCTGCATACTTGTATTTTTAACGACTTTCATATAAAAGCTCCTACTATATTTACTACCTTGGGGATTTAAAACTAGTTAATTTCAGCCCTCATTAAGGGTAGTGTTGAAATTAAATTCGTTAATCTCGCCAGTATTTGTAAATGTAAATTTGGGGCTAGGGATGTAAGTTTCAAGAGTAACGCTTATTGTCTTCTGGAGTATCCTATCGCCGGTATCAGAGGCAACTACACTCCCCACATCCCGCTCGCTATCAATAAATGCCTTATTATGTACTGAGTATTGTGTTTCGATATTTAAATCAGGACTAAACAAGGAGAAAATGCTAGCCCTAATCATGTCCATATCAGCCTTGTACTTGCACCAAATATTGATATCATAGGTGATATTAATTGGTCTTGGAGGCAAGCTTAAAACTCTAGTCGCTCTCAGCTTATCCTTATCAAAGTGAGTTTCACTAACAATATTCTGATAGCGCATCCTTGTTGCATCGCTGTCGGTACCTGCCTCGACAATGGTAAGCATAGGCAGGATGAGAGTGTTGTCTGCCTTGAGGCGACCAGCAATTCTCTCAGGATTACCATGAGAACATTTGATCTTCACTCTGTTTGTATTTCCATCAATATAGTAAATGTTCCCAAAGATATGGAGCATACTACGTAAGCTCTCTTTGTAAACATTATCAATAACAGGCAATAACTTAGTGGTTGTAAGCTCTACTATCCTATTCCTAACGGTTAATGCATCCTTATCAGGCATTAGTACCTACCCCCTATCTGATCAGGACGATCAAAGAGTTCTTGATTATGAATGTCCTGCGTGTCCCTGAGAAGTTTAGCATGAACCATTAAATGATAAACACCATAGGCTTCAAAGCTATCTTCCTGGACTTCGAACACTTCGAACTTCATCTCTTGAAACTCAGGTTGTAGTACATCACCTATGGCGATGGATCGACCCATGATATTTTCAGTGTAAGACTTGTTGAATACAAACACTTGATCGATTTGCATCTCCACACCAAACTGAGAAAGGTTCTCTTCGATTGGTCGAGGATCATAGTGAGCCCACAGGGTAACAGGCTCTTGTGCTATAGTCTTCTGCCTAGACTCTTGATACACATCATCAATGTCGTTAGAAGGAATGTATTCAAATACTTTAATTCGAGATCCTGACAACTTAATGTTCTCAGCATCCACCATATTAAATAAGTTCTTATCGTTTTTCTTTTTGAATAACGATAACCTAGTATCCCTCTCCTCAGGAAAGTTTGTAGGAGGTGTGTTTACCTTAAATCTAGACATTAGAAGATATCAAATAACGCAGGAGGCTCAATCTCAGTCATAAGCTCTTCAACAAGCATTTCCTTTTCTCGTTGAGCTTCAGCTACTAATTCGCTTCCGTTCAATCTGGTGCCACCACCAGGACCTGGGAGAGTTTGATACTTACCCCTAATACCACCTAAGATCTCCTTAGATAAGGCTAGAGTATATCTCTGTAACCAACTCTTATACGCATGGTGAAGATTGCTTGGATCAAAGGCTCTGAACTCTAAAAGAACATCTTCATCATTCTCCTCAGGCTTAGGCCAAATATGCAAAAACTTATTGTTAACAAGTTGCCAAGTAGACATTTTACCTAAAACATTTTTAACCTGTTTTAGGTATTGTTGCATAAGAAGATACTGGCTAACATTATAATTATTAAATAACCCAGTATTCGTGAAAAACATGACAGCAAAATCAAACTCAAGCGAGCCAGGATTCGCGCCAAACTTGAAGAAGTCTCTTCGGTACCAACAGTCATTTAAATTATCTGCAATTTCTTGAGGAAGCTCATATACATTGACACCAGCCTCAGTTTTGAACACTGCATACTGAGTCATCCAATCAGGAGCGTGATACTCTAGCTTGGAAATGGCCTCGTCAATACAGATTTGAATTTGAAAGTCATCAAGTTCAACATCAATTACGGGATGACCAAGCTTCGCTAATACGTAATCTTTTATAGTTCTATTAAACGTTTTAAATTCGTTTACGTCTTTAGCATCCTTGTTATTAAGATCAGTATCCTTTGGACTTTTATAATCCTTAAGTCTATTGCCTCCATATGTCCCATATGAAGAGCCATAAGCTCTAACAACTGGTATTCCTACTTTGTCTCCGTACTCAGGCATATCAAATATATTTACCCTAGAAATGAAGAAAGGACTCAGTATAAAACTGAGCCCTTTCTTCCGTTGTTTAGCTGTTAGCTATTAGCCAATCGGACCCTTAGTATCATACAGGCCAGCAGCGTTGAAGGTGTTACCACCCGCAGCCGTCTGTCTGAACACTTCCGGTGTCAGGTAATCGCTACCAGTGCCGATCAGTCGGATCACGCGGTAGAATCTCGAAGCAGGCTGAACCGCAACCTTGCCGTAACGAGTCAGGATGCCCTTTCTCGGTTGGAAGGTCTCAGGATCGACCACCGTGTCCAGCGGCTGGACCGGGATGTACGGGCAGTAGAAGTAGCCAGCGTCCATCGCGTTCGCACCCTTGTAGCCAACGATGATTTCGTCTTCGGGGAACATCGGGTCAACAACCAGATCGTACTTACCGGCAAACTTGCCCTTGTAGGTGATTTGGTTACCAACAGCGCCCGCAGTCGGACCCGCGTCCGCCGGAAGGCCACCTTCAAGTTTCGCAGCCGACTCAAGCATCGATGCGATAACCGGGGAGGTGATGATGACGTTACCAGCACCACGGAGAGTCGTGCGGTAGATGTCCGTGCTAGCGAAGTTGATCATCGCCAGAACATTCGAGTAGATGTGACCCAGCGTCTGAGGCGCGAAGCTCGTGCCCGTAGTCGCAAAGTGGTTCAGATCCATGACGTAGACGTTCGAGTATCTACGGTTGATGCCGTCGCCAGCAGTACCGCCGATGTCGCCCGTGGCAACCGCAGCTTCCTCAGATGTCAGAGCCGCGTTGAAATCGTACTCGTAAGCACCAGCGATGAACGTGCCACCAGGGGTCGCGCCTTCACCAGTACCGCCAATGCCTTGGAAGTTGTCAGCGTTACCTTGGTACAGCGACTCAAGGTACCAGCCACCCCAACCGCCACCAAGGGCAGCAGGACCATAGGCGATCATGCGAATGTCTTCGATCAGTTCACGGTCGATCTCAAGGTTCATTTCCTTCGAGAGCAGATCCGTCAGTTCAGCTTCCATATCAAGGTTGTGGTAAGCCTTAAGGTCTTGAGCAGCTTCCAGGGTCCAAAGGGCTCTCATCTTGCGCTCACGCGCTTGAACCGTTTGCTTCTGAATGTGCATGTTGACCTCGGGGATCTCCTGGTTCTTGAGCCTTTCAGCAGAAGAAACCGCGTAACCCAGGATAGTGGTCGCACTCGGGAAGGAGGCCAGCTTGCCACCCATCGTGGTCGAAGGGCTACCATCCTTAACGTTGTTGTTACCAAGGACGTTGGAAAGGTCGAAGCTGCCACCAGGGAGCGTGCCGCCTGCAACAGCACTTCTTGTAAGAGCACTGGTGCCGTCCGCCGGATCAAAAGCAACACCTTGAGGGTTACCGGCTTGACCAGCAACACCCGACTGCGAGCCAATACGGCCAGCAACAAGGTTGCGAGGGGTGATGTTGAACTTCGAGTACATCACTTGCTCTTGAGCGCCGATCGCACGCGAGTTACCCATGTAGAAGATTTGCGAAACCGGGCCGTCCATGGCCTGGGTGGCACCAATCTTGTTGAACATGAGTTCCGGGTAGGTACGACGGATGAGCGGGAAGGCGAACTTTTGGAAAGTGCCAATCTTGCCCGTGGTGGTAGCCGCAGGGCTTAATTCTTCGTTCAGACTTTGCTTCGTAAATTCTTTGGCTTGGTTTTCAAAGAGACGAGCGGTCTGGTACGCGATGTGATCATCCCCGATACCTTCAAGGAGTGGTTCCCAACGCTTCAGTAATTCGTTTCTATCTAATGCGGTCATTTTAACCTCTATAACTGTTGAGTTTTTCTAACACGCCTTGATTGATCCATTCATTACCATGGCCAGCGTGGTTTTCATTTAACTTTTCATCAGCTTCCTTCACTTTGAAGTTATCCTCACTGATGACCAGTGCCGTTTCAGAGAGTTTCCTCTCCGCGCTAGCGGATTCTTGCATACTCTCAACTTGCGTTTGAACAGTTTGCAGAGCCTCCTCTAACTTATGGTTCTTATCGTTAGCAACCTTAGACTCACGCTTAAGGCTAACGTTCTCCTTCAGGAGCTTATCAACTTGACGCAGGAGAGCTTGGTTCTTCTCCTCTTGTTGCTCGCCAAGGGACGCAAGAACTTCCATACCATTCATTTCATCCTGGTTGGTGTTCTCTAATGCAAACATCGAGCGGACAGTTTCGAACATTTGAGCGTTACGGAACGTCTCGTTTTCAAGCTCAAGCTCCTTAAGGGCTTGCTCTTTTAACTTTTCGATGTTACCACGAATAAAAGATTGGACCTTCGTGGACAGGTCACTTACCTGCTCTTCGACTCGCTGATCAATGATTACAGCGACAAGCTCAGATACCTTCTCAAGAGTGCTTTCATCCAAGCCCTCAGGAAGATACTCAGCAACCGAATCTAAAATTTCTTTACTTTGCGACATTTTAAACCTCTATGTAGGTATGTAGGGTACTTGTGTATTTTTAACACAGATTATTTTTTCTTACCCTTCTTACCGCCAGGAGTTACCTTACCGCTGCAAACAGCAGAGGCATACATGTTAGCGTAAGCCGAAGGGTAGACATCAAACTTGCGCTTTGCAGCCGCTTTACCTTTAGGGCAAAGCTTGCCTTCAATTAACTTGCCAAGCCTTTCAAGGGCTTCTCTCTTCTTAGCTTTCTTTTTAAATGTAGATACCATGGTTGGTTTGCCTCCTGGATTGCCTGCTGCTCTTTTACGTTTGACAGCAGACTTTCTTTGACCCTTACTCATGCTAGCCGCTTTTGCAGCAGGCACGCATTTTGGATAACCTTTACGCTTCTCACCTTTTGAACGACCGCACGGTTTGAAACCGCCACCCTTCTTAGGGGCACCAATATCAACCCAGCGTTGTTGAACCCACTTACGCAGGTCTTCAGCAAGTAGCATTCTAAGGTCTGTCATTTCTTAGTGTTCTCAGCTTTCTTTTTATCGTGTCCGTTTCCGTTGCCATTAGCATCGGACGCATCAGCAGCACCTTCAGACACGATAGAGCGTAAGTTTTGCATCAAAGCTGT